CCCGATCCCGGCGTGGATCTGGCGCGCCCAGGCCCGCCGGTTCGACGTGGCCGGTGACAACTGCTGGGAGTCGCTGTCGAAGTACCCCGAGTTCGACGACGCCATCGGCCGGTCCTACCGCAACGTCGGAGGCCTGACCGCGGTCCCGCTCTACCGCCGCACCGACGGCATCCTGATGTGCGCGGTGGGCACCCGCCACCCGCAGTACGGCGGCCCGCGCCCGCAGGTGTTCGCCCGCTCGGAGATGGAGATCACCCGGTCCTCGGGCCGCGAGGCCGGCGCGATGGCCCTGCTCGCGGGAGCCGTCGCCGCCCGCTTCAAGGAGCACGATGAGGCCCTGGCCCGCCAGCGCGCTGAGATCGAGGCCGAGCGCCAGGCGGCTCGCGAGGCCCGCGAGACGCACCGCCAGGAGATCGCCCTGATCGGCGACCAGCTCATCGAGGCCGCCAACGACAACGACCTGTGCGAGCAGTTCGACCGGTTCGTCGAAAAGGTGAACAGCCAGATCACCGTCGAGCTGCCGACGCGGGACAAGGAGTACGAGGTCGAGATCCACATAACGACCACCCTGAGCATCCCGGTCACCGCCCGCAGCGCGGACGCGGCCGAGAACAGCATCGACTCCTCGGACGTCCGCGACGCCCTGCGCGACCACGCCTACGGCCTGGACTCCGACGACTGGAGCGTCGGCGAGGTCAACAGGACCGACTAAGATCCTGTCCGACAAGGCGGCCCTGTAGTACGGTGTCCGTCCCGTGGTGACAGCGCAGATTGGCTCGGTTACGGTGCGTGATTTCCTAGACATCCTGATCCTGGTCCTGGCCGACCTGCGCCTCACCCGGCTTGTCACAACCGATGACCTGGGGTACTGGCTCCTGCGAGAGCCGCTGGAACGATGGGCTGACTTCTATCCCGATGAGGGAGAGGAGCCGAGCGGCCTGAAGTCCAAGATCGTCAGCGGCCTGGCCTGCCCCTTCTGCGTCGGGTTCTGGGTTGGCTTGTCGCTCCTCGCCACCCTGTTCCTGGCGGGAGGCCCCGGTCACTGCTCCCTGGTGTGGGAGTACGTGGCCGGGGCTTTCGCGTTGAACTACCTCGCCGGGCACATCGCCGCGCGGCTCGATGGTCGGGCAGAATAAGCCCATGGGAACCGCGTCCGAGCTGAAGCTCGTCAAGACGATCAACGTCACTCACCCGAAGCCGCTGAGTTCCCTGACCGCCGCCGCGCGCCGGATCACGGGCACGCAGGTCCGCCGCTTGACCGCCCAGGTCGGCCGCGAGTGGCAGGACGAGTGCTGGAACATGTACGACCTGGTGGGGGAGCTGCACTACCTCTCCACCACGCTCGCGGGCCGGATGGCCCAGGCCCGGCTGTTCGTCGGCCAGCTCTCCCCGGATGACACGCAGGCCCCGCAGCAGGTGACCGACGGCCCGGCCGCCCAGGCGTTCGACGCCCTGTCCACGGCCAACGGACGCCAGCAGATGATCCAGCGCATGGGCGCCAGCCTGTTCCTGGCCGGCGAGGGCTGGCTGGTCGGCATCCCGCGCTACCTGATCGAGGAGGACTCGGGCCGCATGGGCAATGGCCGCCTGGTCCAGCAGCCCGAGCAGGCGCAGGGCATCGCCGCGATCCTGCCGCCCGAGCCCGAGCCAGCCCTTGAAGACCTGGAGTGGTTCGCCCTCAGTGTCTCCGAGGTGACCACCGTCCAGGGCGACAATGTGCGCCTGCACTGCGGCTACGGCGTTGACGGCACCATCACCGTCCACCCCGATCAGGTCTACATGATCCGGGTCTGGCGGCCGCACCCGCGCGTGTTCATCGAGGCGGACAGCCCGAGCCGCGCGTCCCTGCCCGTGCTGCGCGAGCTGACCGGCCTGACGATGCACGTCGGAGCGCAGGTGGACAGCCGCCTGGCCGGCGCGGGCGTCCTGCTCGTGCCCGCCTCGGCCGCGGTCGCCGTGCGGCAGGCCGGGCACATCGAGAACCCGGACGAGGACAGCGACCCGTTCACCGACGCCCTGATGGAGTCGATGATCGCGCCGATCCGCGACCGGGCCTCGGCCTCGGCGATCGTGCCCCTCGTGGTGACCGTGCCCGACGAGAGCATCGCCGGCTTTAAGCACCTGACGTTCGACACGGCCCTGGACACCGCCGCGCTGAGCCTGCGCGAGGAGGCGATCCGCCGCCTGGCCCTCGGACTGGACGCGCCGCCGGAAGTCCTGCTCGGCACCGCCGCCCAGAACCACTGGGGCGCGTGGCTGGTGCGCGAGGACGTCGTGTCGACCCACCTCGAGCCCGGCCTCGCGCTGATCTGCGATGCGCTCACGACCCAGTACCTACAGCCGGTCCTGGTCGGCCAGGGCATGACGCCCGAGCAGGCGCGGACCTACGTCATCTGGTACGACGTCTCCCACCTGGTCAGCCGCCCCAACCGCTTCGCCGACGCCCAGGTGCTCTACAAGGAAGGCGTGATCTCCGAGTCGGCCTTCCGGCAGGCGGGCGGCTTCTCGGATGAGGACGCGCCGCCGAAGCTGGCCTCCAACTCGGCCGACCTCGCGCTCCAGATGATGCTGTCCAGCCCGCGTCTGGCCAGCCTGCCGGGCGGCGTGCTCCAGCTCGCCACCCAGCTCGCGCACCTGGCCATCGCCACCGAGGAGCAGCTCCAGGTGGCCACCGTGCTCGCGCCGCCCGAGCCGGGCGCGGCCCAGGGCACGCCGACGCCCACGGACGCCGACCCGTTGCACCCGGCCCCGAATACCCCGCCCGGGGGCCAGCCCGCGGCGCCCAAGCCGCCGGCCGGCAACGGAGGCCCGCCGGCCGCCATGCCTACCGCGCCCGCCAAGGCCCCGGGCGCTCCGTGACCACGCCCGCCGCCCAGGCCCGCGCCGAGCGGCAGCAGATCGAGGACGAGCTCGCGGAGGCGGCGTCCCGGGCCCTGGCGCGCTTCCTGGTCGCCGTGGAGTCCGAGGCCGTGCAGGCGCTGCCGCTGACCGCCGCCGCCGCCGCGCGCGGGTTCAGCTTCGACCGCGTGCGCTCGGTGTGGCAGCGGATCGTCGAGCCGCTCAAGACGATCCTGCCCGACTCCGTGGCTCACGATGCCTACGACTACGCCCGGAGCGTGCTGACCTCGAAGAACCCGACGCGGGCGGCCCTGGCGAAGGCGCTGTCCTTTGAGGATGCCGAGCACTGGCAGGCCGTCGTGGCGCGATCCGCCCGGACAGCCGCGACTCGCCAGCACGCCCAGCGGCAGGTTGAGCGATTCCGCCAGGCCGGCCACCCGGGCAAGACGTGGGACGCGGACCTGGACAGCGCGACCCGGCCGACGCACCGGGCAGCCGACGGTCAGACAGTCGCCTTGGACGCCGGCTTCACCGTGGGCGGCTGGACGATGCTGTACCCGGGCGACCAGGCCGCGCCGCCGGACGAGACCGAGAACTGCCGGTGCGTGCTGGTGGGGGCCGCCGCGCCGGCCCTGGCGGCCTCGCTCGGGCCCGAGGGCACCGAGATGCTGATCGCCATCAGGGAGCGGTCGCCCGGCTTCCCGCTCGGGCTGGCCGTGCTTATGGCCGCCGCGTGGGACGAGCTGGCCCACCCGCGCGGCAAGGACGGGAAGTTCATTCACAAGACCGGGATGCACCGCGCCGTCGAGGAAGTGCGGAACCGCTACGCCGAGAAGATCGCATCGGGCGAGATCACCCACCCGGACCAGCTCAAGGGCCTGAGCCAGGATGTCATCGACAGCGCGTACAAGAAGGCCGGCGTCCCGAAGCCCGGCGGCAGCCAGACGGGAGAGCAGGTGGGAGCGCCTGCCCTGCCGCCGTCCAAGACCGACCTGATCAAGAAGGCCGGGCAGGAGCGAGCAGCCCTCGGGTGGAATGGGTCGAAGTCCACGCCCGAACAGAAGGCGGCCAACTCGCGCCTGAACGTCCTGCTGGACGAGGCCCAGGCCAGCCTTAAGCAGGCCAACGCCGAAGGTGATGACCAGAAGGCGCACGAGGCCAGGGAGATGCTGCACGCGGGCCGTCCCGACCTTTACAAGGATCCGGGCCCCGCGCCGGCCGCCAAGGCCGCCGGGCCGAATGACAGCGCGGAGGACGTAGCCCGCAAGATGGCGCGCGGAGAGGGCATCTCGGACTCGGCCCTCGGCAGTAAGGTCGAGCAAAGCATCGACCAGTGGATGGCGCACCCGGACGACCTCAAGGACAAGTCCGTCCTGGAGAGCGCCGCGGCCGCCGCCCTGCCCTCGACCCGGCTCTTGTACCGGGGAATCAGCGCCAGCGAGAAGGCGAACCCGCAGGCGATGTCGCTGATACGGCAGCTCAAGGCCGCCAAGCCCGGCGACACGATCCAGACGGACCGCCTCGCTTCCTGGTCGGAGAAGGAGCATGTCGGCCGCCAGTTCGCCGGGGACGGGAGCAACGAGGTCGAGGGCGTCATGTTCGTGGCCCAGCCTGGAATCAAAGCCCTGCCGATCTCGCAGTACGCGCAGGACCCGAACGCCGCGCAGTTCGCGGACGAGGCCGAGCACGTTGCGCCGCCGTCTGATTACACGGTGGTATCCGTCAGCCCGAGCCTCTCTGTGCCGGGCCTTACCGTAGTGACTGTGAAGGCGGCCCGGTGACCACGATCAAGACCGGGGCCACCCTCGGAAACTGGCACGAGAAGGACCAGCGGCCGCCGGGCGATCGCTCGCTGACCGCCGGCATTT